TTTTTATCTACTGCTTTTATAAGATATGAACCTACTCTTGCTGGAACTGTTACTGAAGTAGCTGGTCTTGCAACCTTTTCAACTAAAGAAACTGAGTTACCCCAAGAAGCACCAGTTGTTAATGTAGAATATCTAATTTGATAATGTGCTAAATCTAAATCACTAATTTGTTGCCAAGATAAATGTGCATCTCCACCAATAATGTTACAAGAGAAATCTGTTACATCAGAAGGTGGTGCAATTCCACCAACTATAGTTCTTGTTGCTGAGGTATATGTAGAACCAACTCCTAATGTATTAAATGCCTTAACTCTTACGTTATAAGTAAATCCATCTTTTACGTTTAATATTCTATGAAACAATCCTGTAACCTGACCAGATATAAGATAATCTGTTTCTGTACTTAATTTATATTCAACTTGGTAGTAATCTACAAAGCTATCAGGAGAAGCACCGATTGTTATATCTAAAGCAGTAATAACAACTCCGTCTGAGTATTCAATTAATTGGTCATCTAAAGTAACTGATGCCGGAGCTTGAACTGTAGTTGGATTAGGCAAAGTTGTATCTGCAATAACTGGCGCAGCAGTCTTGCTAGCCCAAGTATAAAATGAATCTTGGTGTTCTATTAATTGAAGATTAACTGTTGAATCAGTATTTATGCTTAACCCATAAACTCTAAATGGTTTTGCAGAAAATCCACCAGTAGAATAAGTTAATTCAACTATATCTCCAATAGACAAATTCAAAGCCTCTGAAGTACACATTAAATCTACGCCTAAAGCATTTCTAGAACGTCTTAATAATACTTCGCACATTTCTTCTGCTGTGTAAGGATTTGTTATTCCTTTAAAATCAAAATTGCCTTCTAAATTAGTTCCATTATCTTCTGCAAGCATTGTTGCATATTGGTCAGCTACATCTAAACCAGAATCATCAGCAGGTGGAAATGATACTGTATCTTCTTGCCAGTTTTTATCAGGATTAACAAAAGTACCTATAACTCTATTGTATTTGTAATTCTTTTTTTCTCCGTAAATTTTTATGCCACCAATAATTTTATCTTTATCAATGGTCATTACAGAACTACCAGTTCCTTCAACTAATAATTTATAAACACCAGAAGTATAAGTAAATATACCTCGCATAGGATTTAATAATTCTCTTACATTCTCTAATAGCTTTTCGTTTGTATCTAGAACTATATTTGTAGTGAATAAATCTATATCTGAACCACTTGTATAAGGAGTAACTTGTGTTTCACAAGTATTAGCAGCGGTCTTAAATGAATCGTAGTTTGTTTCAAAAGCTGAATTTGGTAATCCTTTTCCATATCTAGCGTTTCTAATATAATCTAATAAGCAAAGAGAAGGATTGTCAGAATAAGCCCAAGTAGTTGAATCATCTTGTCTATGCGAGCCTGAGCCACCTTTAGTTGAATCTAATCTTGGGTCGTAAATTTTTCTTCCTTTTAAAGTAACTTTAATATCAGGAACTCCACCAGTAAAAGCATCTTGATTCCAAGTAAATTTAAAAGCTAAATAAGCAACACCTGATAGTTTATGATTGCTACCCCAGTTAGTAGATTCATCTAATAATGATGAAACTGGTTGATTATCTAAACCAAAAAAAGGTTGAACCGATATAAGACTTGCACCATCTTTATAATAATTAGTATCTGAAGAATTAACTGTTCTTACTGTTTGGTCTGTTAATGAGCCTGACCAAGTAACTAATTTATCATTAACATAAATCTCATCAATAGATTCAATATTCCCTTCACAAAGAACTCCAGCTAAATAAAGATAGTTATTATTAGTTCCTGAAGATTCTACAAATACCTTTTGAATACCTAATTGCCTTCTTCCGTAAACAAGAGGTATATTTTCATTATTAGAAGATTTATTAACCAATACTCCTTGTGCAGATTCATATTGCTGACTAGGAAGATTTGGTGGTTTTGGTTTTGGTCTTATTGCATAGCTTATAGCTGTTGTTACTACTGCTACTGCGACTTGTGCTAGAATACCTTTAGCCATTTATTTGCAATGCCTTATGTTGAGTTTTAAAAGTTTTGTAAATATGATTAATGTTATCTGTTCTTAACCATCTTACTTGTTCATTTTCTTCAGTGATGCTAGTAAAATAATCTTTGCACCATTTATATATTTCTTTAAAATTTGATTTAGCTACACAGTTAATAATCCAAATATTATCTCCGCAATTCCATTCATTCTTTTTTAATTTGCCACTTACTATATATCTTTGCTCAACTGTATCTGTAAGAAAAGCCCAAGTAACAAATCCCACAACATCTCTATCTTTGTAGAATAATTGATATTGGTCTAAGTTAATTGCAGGAGTATTTTCTTCAACTAAATATTTATAAGAATATTTATCGTACTTTTTGAACTGCCTATATAGATGAATGATTTTGTATAAGTCCATTAGGCTCTGCCCCATTTAATATCCTGTATTGCCTGAGAAGCATAATCAAATCCTACGTCAGTAGGGAAATGTAATTTCTGCGAACCAGTATTTGTTTTTCTACCCTTTTGTTTTTCAAAATCTGCCCAATGAGAAGCAACGCTTATTGAAACAGTTGAACTAGTTTCATCTTCTTCTACGTTAAAATTTTCAATTCTTCCATCAAATAAAAGAAATGGATAATTAATTAAGGCTTGGTTCTCATCTAAGAAGCCTCTATATACCCACGCTCTTTTGTCCATATAATCATTGTTAAGAAATAAAGATATGATTGTTTGGTCAGCGCCAGAAAATTTAAGAACTAAATTATTAACTCCTATTTCAGAACTTTCATTTGCTTCAGAAGCACCAAGAAATAAAGAAGAAGAAACATAAGTATTTCCATCATAAGAAATATTTTTATAATGGTCTGTGTAATAAGTTCCAGTTGATACTCCTAGATAAACTAATTCTACTGGATTAAGTTTATTAGTTGCTAATTCTGATATTAATGAAGCATTTAAACTTCTTGTCATTACAATACCTCAACTAAATCAACTTCGTACTGATAATATAAAGATGTTCCAATATTAAATTCTTGAATATCGCTTGTTAATCCTACTGTGAAATCAACATTGTTATAAATTAAAACTGTATTATCTGAAAGACTGCTTCTTAATGGTGGTTCAATAGTTAATGTTCCTGCACCTGAACCATTAGAACTTAAATCTTCTACAACCATATAAACTTTTGACTGACCAGTAAATCTAATAAAATCTCCGGCTTTTAAAACACCAGTTAAATTATTTCCCATACCATCTACATCAATAGTAGTATCTCCAGCAGAATGAGAACCATTAACAGAAATAACAGTTGAAGCTGTTCCTCTAGTGTCGTCCATAGTTGCAGGAGTATAAGTAAATGATTCTAATTGGCTTCTTTGTTTCATTATGAAAGCTAGTATAGGTGCAAATTCTGCTCTAGTCATAACTGGGAATCTTAGTGTTAATGTAAATCTTTGACCATCTATTTGTCTTGCTTGACGTCTGCCTGATGTAGTAGTTGATACAATAGTATTTTGTTGAGAGCGAATAACTACATCTCTTGGAGTTGGTGTTGATGGGAATGTGCCACTCATATTAAATTAGACTTTCCTTTAGCGTTTAATGCTTGATTAACTATGTTTGTAATTGTTGCTCTATTATTTAATAACAATTCTTTAACACCTTTAACATCAGTTGCATTAATTGTGAAATTAATATTTGTTCCACCACCTAAATCGTGATTAGGAATAAGAGTTCCATTAGTTTCAGGAATAAATAATTCTCTACCTCTTTCTCCAACTGTATAAGGTTGACCAGCAGTCATAGAACCACCTTCTGCGCCAAATATAGATTTTCCAATACTTAATACACTACCAAAAATATCCGTACCGCCACCGCCACCACCGCCATAACTTGATTGCGCTGCTCTAGCACCAGCTATTCCATTTTCTAATACTAGTTGAGATTGTAATAAGCTATTTTGTTCTCTCATAGCTTCAATCTTTTGTTTATGAATGTCTAAATCTAAATAATTAATTCCTAGATTTTCTAATAGCTGAACTGTTTGTTTGCTTTGTTCTTTAGTTCTATCTCTTTCAGTTCCTAATATTTTATCTAATAAAGGTTGAATGATATATAATCTAACAAGGTAATCTATTGTTGAAGCAAGAATCTTAACTAAAATTCCTTGTAAGAATTCTCTAAATGTTCCGCTTAAATTTTTACCTAATACTATTATCTCAGCTATGCTTCTTGAGAAATCTGAAACTCCTTGATTAGCAATATTAGCAAATGTTGCGATAGAATCTATTTGTTTTAAAGTGCTATCATTTAATGCACTTAAAGTAGAAGCTAATCTTTTAAATATAGACAATGTTTCAGCAGCACTGTTTTTTGATTTAGCTATATTTTCTTCGTTTCTTTTTTCTGCGTCTGCTCTTGATTTAGCTTTTTCTTCTAATGCTTTATATAAATCAAATTGTAAAATTAAGTTATTCTTTTGTTCTTCAAATGAATTTGTTACTTCTCCGCTTTTAAATCCTAAATTAGTTATAGCGTCTTCAATAGCTTTAATAACAAAGCCTAATGCTAATGCTATTGCTTTTCCTTTTTTAC